CCTTTTTCTTTTATTTAGAAAAAGGGATTTAAATTGTTATTAATTATCTTTTACTACTTCACTAATACCATCATCAAGTTGCTGAATAACAACACGGATATCAGTAATGCGAGGAGGAACACTCACTTCATCATAAGTGTATCCTTTTTGTGCATCAAAAAGAATTTGACGAACTGCTGCTGCTTGACGAGCATCCATCTCGATTGTTACTTTACTCACAGGTCTCCCTCCACACGATTTTCAGAGAAATAAACATCAAAAACACCTTCAGGATAACGTTTCAGAAGTTTTTCAACATTACGAGCAACTACATCATCAATAGAAATTCCAAGTGCCATACATGCTTGAGCAATATACCACATAATATCACCCAATTCAATAATTAAGTGCTCACGATTATCTGCATTATATGGTTTTCCTTGAAATACCATTTTTTTAATAATCTCAAGAAACTCACCACCTTCAGCATTAATACCAACACCAGATGTTAAAAGTCTTTCAATATTTGCTCCTTTCTCATCAAGTTCAACCATACGGTCTGTTAGAGCAAGGAAATCCTTAGATGCATCAGAAGTTACTGCATCTACAAAATTTTTATATTTTTCAAAATCAATTTTTTCTTTCATATCTCTTTAAAATTTAAATGCCGAAAATTTTGCTTTTTTATCTTCATCATTATACTCTTGTTCTTGTCCAGAGTCAAGTATATCATCTTGAGCACTTTGCTCAACATCATATAAACGCATTTTTGCTCTATCAATTCCAATTACAAATCTTTTATTCATAGTCGGATCATTATAACGATTTTTAAGTTGCTTAACCATAATTTGATTAAGTTGCTCCAATTCTTCAGTGCTAATCAAAGCAAACATAAGGTCAGCAGTTGCAGGAAGACCGAAAGACTCTGATGTATCAGTTAATTCAACATCACTATTACCATACCCAGAACGAGTCGTCTGAGTGGCACTGACGATAGGAACATTAAACTCCACAGCAAGACCACGAAGTTCTTCAGCAATTGCTTTTACAAAAGTATAAGAGTTGATATTGCTACTTCCCTTATATCTAGAAGAAGCACAGATATTCAAATAGTCAATGAAAATAATATCTGGTTTAAATGATTTTTTGAGAGACAATTCATTTAAAAGTGCTCTAAAATGACCAGAATGTGCAGAAGCAGTAGGATACTCTTTTACAATTAATGAACCTTGAGTCTTTTTGCTTAACTTGTTAATTTTAGTCTCAAACATCATTTTAGGAATTGTTTGAATATCTTGAATATTAATGTTTAACAAATTAGCATCAATTCTTTCTGCGATTTTTTCTTCTGCCATTTCAAGGGTAATGTATAGAACATTTTTTCCTTGAAGCAAAACAGAACTGGCAAAATGACACATAAACAAAGATTTACCAACTCCCGTTCCAGCCAAAGCAACATTAAGTGTTTTGTTTGGCAATCCACCTTTTGTTATCTTATTGAAATAGTCTAGATCAAATGAAATCTTATCTTCTTTTCTATGATAAGATTCAAATCTTTGCAAATAATCATTCAAATAATCATGTCCGATATGATTATCAAATGCGACAGAAAGTGCATCTTGAAGAATGGAAGGAATTGCGTCTCTGGATTTCTTTTCATCTTGCCCGTCTGCAATTTTTATACTTTCCATTAATGCAAGATAAATCGCACGGTCCCTACACCACTTCTCTGTAGTATCAATCAACCATTGCATATCTACAGAAGATTCATCAAGATTTTTTACATAATCGCAAACCATCTTGTAGGTTTCTTCTGTAATATCGGTTCTTTTTTCAGTTTCAATTAAGATAATCTCTTTTGTTGCTAAATTTTCATAAGAAACAATAAATTTACATATTTCCTCAAAAATTACTTTTTCGTGAAGATTATCAAAATATTCATTTTTTATGAAAGGAAGAACCTTTCTGCAATATTCATCATTGAAAAGTAAATTTCTTATAATAGTTGTCTCAACTTTTTCCATCATTTATAAATCAAATATTCAAAACCCAAATCAACCATAAGAAAATTCTTGTTTAGAAACTTCATCCAAAGCTTGCATTACTTCATCAGTAAAATATTTTTCTGGATTTTCCATAATAGTTTTTCCATATTGAGTTGTGCCATTCCCAACATCATAACGTGTTCCGACCTTTTTGAAAATCTCATGTTTTTCTGCTAGATCAAGAAGACCATAATACTTATCAAGACCACGTTCATCATAGAACAAACGAACTTCAACAGTTTTGTTTTCTTTACTCAAACGAGATTTATGAGTGGTTGCCTTAATAATGTTACCAACAACTTCTGCTCCATCCTTTTCTTTCTTCTTAGAAAGATAGATGATTGTGGATGCTGCATACTTCAATCCAGATCCACCACTCATTTCTTTTGTTGGAACATATGATCCAACTACGTCATAAGTGTGATTGGTAACAATCATTGGAATTTTTGCTTGACCCAACTTTAATGTTAGCATCCTAAAGGCACCTTTAACAAGTTGGGATTTAGTCATATCACGAACCTGCTTTTCATTTAAGGCATCTTCAATTTCTTTTTCAGTTGAAAGCATTCCTAAAGAATCAAGAACAAACACACAAGGTTTTCTTTCTCCTTCCTTTTTCTTCAAGTACAAATCAACTGCCTTAAGTGCCTTTGAACGAAATTCTTCAATAGTTACAACGTTAATTACAACAATTCTATTTGTATCAAGACCACGACTTTCCAATAAAGACTTTGTTACAGCAGCTTCAGTATCAAAGTAGAGACAATAACCATCGGGGTTATTATCGAGAAAATTCTTAACAACGGCGAGACTGAAGAAAGTTTTTCCAGTAGAAGACTCTCCAGCAATAGCAGTAATCTTATTCCCAGATACACCACCAAATATGCTACCTGAAACCAGTGCATTAAAGATGTATGAACCCGTATCAACATAAGTTTCTGTCTCGTCAATGTCAGCAGCAAGTTGGGTGTATTCACCCCCAATTTCTTTTACAATATCCTTAAGAAAATCCATCATTTTTCTCCTTTTTCAAATAATTAAATTTATATGCCCAAAGTTTAGAATAAAGAGTAGGATGAACTGATTTTAAAGTCAAAATAATTGTATCCAGTTCTTTATCTGTTAATGGAAGTTGCATCATATTACTATCCCATATTCTTCACGAAGAATTTTTTTATAAGGAAGACCCTTTTCTCTCAACTCCTTTACTAATTTTAATTTTTGATAAAGTGCAGTATCACCACCAAATCCAAGTGATTTTATAATTGTTTGTAATTCTTTGTCGTTAATAGGTAAATCCATCAGGAAAAAAATGACTCTAGGTTTATAGTTTTTTCAACTTTCCATCCAATTGAATCCAAAATAACTTTTAATGGATCCAAAAATGCTTTGTTGAATTGTAGTTGATAATCAATATATTTGTGCAATCCGAATTCTTTAGGAAGTTCTTGTATAAAAGAAAATACATTTTCTTGAATTGGATTAGGCATTTTCAAATAACAAAATTTAATTTTTTCACCATTTTGTATTTTTGCATATTTCATTTCCATTTTCTTTTCTTTAATCAAAGAATTATAAAGAAGTGATCCTCTAATATGAATTGGTGTCCCTTTAGTATATAAAGTAGAACTAGACCTATATTTATCCACATCTGAAGCAGTTCTTGGAAATGCAATTTCTTCTGGTTTTAAACTAAAGAAATTAGTTCTGCAATTTTCAATATATTCAATCATCTCATCTTCTGTTTTCGTCATCACAATTTTAAGACCATCTTTGATCATCTGACGACAAGGTGCAGGTGTTGATGATTTAATTGCCTCCGAACCCATAATTTTAAGTTTTGGTGTTTCATAACGAACACCTTCAGAATCCCACACATTGAGTATGTATCTTTTTTTGGCAGTCCAGATTCCACGGTCGGCAATATTTTCCCGTTTCATCTGCATTTTTTGTGCATAAGCATTCACATAGTCTGCCAATTCTTGGTAAGAACTTTCAATATACTTTTCAAGTTCCATCGAACAGATCTTATTAAGGAAATTGACAACTTCTTCAGTAGTTTTCTCTCTCCCTTTGTATATAATTTCAACCAAAGGACCCATATTAAGATAAATGGAATCAGTATCAGAAGCAATGACATAATCAACTTTTACAGTTTTCAACAGTTTATTTAGATATTGATTCATTTTATTTTCAATCCATCTAATTGAAACTTGCCCAGAAAGAGTGATTGCTTCCGCATTTGCTAGTTTATAGTAACGGAAATATTCATTTCCAATTGCACCATATGCAGAATTAAGTTGAATCTTTCTTGCCATCTGAATATTATTACATCGGGCAATTTCTTTTTCTAATTCTTTAGTTGGATTTTTTTCATACTCTTGTTTTGCTGAGAGCATTTTCTTTTTATAAATCGTCCTATCCTTGTAAATTTTTTCCATTAATTCTGGAAGAAATCCACGAATGTCTTTTCTATATTGAGCACCATTAGCACAAACTGCGTAATCACCATCAATATCTACTTGTTTGTTCAATATTTTTTCTACAGATACGGATGGATGTTTTGTTTCAACAAGTGTTTCTGGACTTATATTATATTGAATAATCAAGTGCGGATATAGACTATTGAGGTCAAATGAGACTACCCAGTTATAAAGACCTGGAATTGGTTCTTTAACATAAGCACCAGCAAATTTATTATCTTTAGATGTTTTATCTTTTGGTGGAATTACTATATTCTTCTTTTTAAGATAATTGAAAATAATCGCATCCCAAGTTCTAACTTGAAAAAATACATCATTATAATTTACTTTAGCATCATATGCCATAGTTAAACATAATTCAATAAGTTTCATCTTGTCTTCTAGTTGATCGACAAGTTCAACGTCTCTAATATTATAATCAATAAATTTTTGCCAGTCTTTTGTATAAAATTCTCTAAAAGTATCAAACTCAGAGTGATCCAATTTCTTTTGTCCCAATTCAACAAAAGCAATATGATCCAAACGATATGACTCCTGATTAGTATAAGTAAATTTTCTATACAAATCAAGATAGTCTAAGATAGAAACTCCAGAAACCTCATAAGAAACTTGATTCCTACCTTTTACTACGATTTCCCTCCTTCTAATATTTCCCCAAGGTGAAAGACGCCTTGCTTCTTTTTCACCCAAAATTCTATCGATTCTTCCAGCAATATAAGGAATATCGTATAATTCGCAATTCCACCCAGTAATTGCATCTGGAGTATTCTGTTCCCAAAAAGCAAGAAATTTCTGTATCAAATCAATTTCATCAATACACTTAACATACATTACATCTTTACGAGTATTATTATATTCTCGTGCATTACCAAAACAAATAATATTTTTAGTAAAGTAATTTTGTAGTGTTATGGCAAGAATTTCTTCAGAGCAATCAAAGACATTAGGAAACCCACTTTCAGCAGCAACCTCAATATCAATTGTAAATAATCTGATTTTATTGATATCAAATTTTATTTCATCTTCTGAATATTTTTCAGAAATATATTGTGCTTTGTAATTATCATTTCCATAAACAACAAAACCATCTACCTTAGAATACTTCTCAACAAACTCTTTACAATCGGATATTTTTCCTGGTTTAATTGGTTCTACAAAAAAACCATCAAGTGTTTTATATTTTGTTTTCTTTTTTGAAGGAACATAAAAAGTAGGTTGATATTCTTCTTCTATTTGAAAATATTCCCCATTATCATATCCACGAACCAACATTTTATTAAATTTTTCATAAACATTGGTATAAAATCTCATTTTGTAATTTCTAAATATTTTTCAAGAAGTTTGTTGTTTGGTTCTACAATTGTAAGAATTTTATCAGAACTGATCATAAATTCTTCATTATCTGTATATTGTTCCATCCAAGGAACCATTTCAGTTCCAGAGTTTATAATTTTATAAGGTCTATTCAATCTACAATCTGGTTCTCCAAGTTCTGAAATGACTTCAGAAATTTTTGTTATCAATATAGTTCCACCAAACAAAAGAATAATTTGTATCTGTTCTTCAGTTTGCTCATTTAGATTATCAAAATCTAAAAATTCATTTTGTTCTTCCATTTACTTTTTCCTCGTAAGATTCTACTACCATTTCAATTGGATCGACAACACAAACAACCCAATCCAATGGAACAACAATATCCTTGTCTTTAGAAAGAGGTATCCAAGGATTAAAAGAAACACTGTATTCTTTTTTATCAGAATCCATTTGGGTAAATAACTTCACAGAATATGGATTCGTAAAAAGATATGAAATTGTTTTGTCTTCCTCTTCAGATACAATTTCTCTAATATTAGCTACGACATCTTCTCCAGATTTCAATACTGCTAATTTCACTGCCATAATTTACACACAATACCTCTATTGTATTTTAGCAAATAAAAAAGGGGGAGTCAACTGGATTTTGCCAGTCTCCCCCTTAAATTGCACCGACGATATTTGGTTGCCCAAATTATTTAGAACCAAACTTTTCTCTTTTGATGTTCTGGAACAACTTTTAAAAGTTTCACATTAAGTAATCCATCCTCAAATAAGACTTCCTTGACTTCTACGTCATCAGATATTGTCCAGGAACGAGTAAATGCTCTTTGTGCCAATCCTTGATGCACATATTCCTTTGAATTTTCTGAATCTCTAGTACCTTCAACAAATAATTTATTATTTTCAGTATAAACTGTAATTTGATTTTTCTTAAATCCGGCAAGAGCAATCTCTAATCTAAACTCTGTGTTGCTTTCTTTAATTACATTATATGGTGGATAATTTGTTTCTGTTTGATGTGCAGCACCAAATCTATGTAACCATTCATCCATTCCAATTGAATATTTTTCAATGTCTGTTAAAAATTTTTCAATATTTCCAGCATTATATTTTGCTAAAGTATACATGATAGACCTCCTAAAGCGTCTTTTAATTTAGATGTCCCATAAGGCAACATCTAAATTATATATCAAAAAAAATAAAAAAAGGGAGTGTTGAACTCCCTAAAAAATCATTCGGTTTCCTGAACTTTACCCTTTTTACCAATATTGTATTTTGTTTCCAAAATCCAATCACCTTTATCTTTGTAAGAAAGAACTTTGATTTGATTGAGTGGAGCAATATCTTGGATTTTACTCACATTAACAATCGTAATTAACCCCCAGTCGGCAAGAAGTTGAGCAATCCTGTTACGACGTTGAACATCATTTACAGTTAAATTTGCGTGCTTACCATCAAGGGCAAAAAGTTCTTTAAAATGAACAAGATAATACCTTCCTTGTTTATGAAGAATATGGCAAGATTGGTATATCTTTTTTTCTTTACGAGATGCGACACCAATACGAGTCAAAGTCTCACGAACTTTAAGAAAATCATCTGGTTCATTCAAAATAACCTCAACCATTTGGTCTGGTGTCCACTTAACCTCTGGTTCAGTTACAACACTCATTTTAATCCTCCAGTATCAAGTTTTGTTTTAATAAAATTAAGTTGTTCCTTAGACAATAATCTTAGAGCTTGTTTTGCTTTCTCATTACTATATCCATAATAACGTTTTACAGATTCAAGTTCTTCGACTTTATCTTTTTTAAACCAAGGAGAAAATCTCTTCTTGTTTCTGATTATATTTATATAAAAATCATATTGAAGTTTTTTTGGCAATAAGTTAAACTTATTCATCTCATTTGAATACATCAAACAATCAATATGACCAGACAAACATCTGTTTATAATATATGGAGGATATTCATTTTCTAACGTTTTATCATCATCAATCAAATTAATCTTTGATTGATTAATAGAATTCAACCACTGACTTAACTCAATTCCCATTATTCAAATTCCCCATTCCTATTTTTACCATAAACATGAGGAGAAGGTGCTACGTAAGGAGGAACACAAGTTACAGTAATAGAAGCAGACTTACTTGCTTTTGCCATCTCACGATATCCAAGTCCAACATAAATCTGACCCCCAACTACAGCAACTGCCATCGCACCCCAAAAAATGTAATACCACTTTGCTTTCACTTGATGTTTAGAGTTTTTCATTTGAATTGACACTCACACATAATTTCAGTTAATGCTGCTAAAAGGTTAATTTCCTGATCAGCCACGAACGCACATTGGTATTGATACTTAGCAATAACAAGAACGGCAGCAGGAATAGATGCGGGTGAAAGGCAATCATAAAAGGAGTCATAAACCCTGCGAAGTAAAACAGGAGCATCGTTGTCAAGGTTGGAGACCACCCACTTACGGACTTCTGTGAAGTTTTTATCTTTGAGATGTTTAATGAGATCATTTACAGAGATGTCAGAGAAAGATGCAAGAATGCCTGAGTCAATTTTACCTCCCGTAGAGTATCTTTGGCATTCGTTGAGGACTCTACGAAAGTCTGGGAAGTGTTTTGTAACAAGTTCTGCAATGACCTTTTCATC